ACTGTGCTTTTAATTTTTCTTGTAAATCTTTATCGGAGACAGCTTTATCAATTGTGTTGAATAATATTTTAGCTAATGGTGCGACAGCACCTAACATTTGAATCATAATTTAGTACCACTTTGCTGATCTTTTTTTCTCTGGAAGTATATTTCCTTGGCCTTGAACTAGATCAACTTGAGTTTCTTGAGGATTTGACATTTCAACATCAATTCCACCAAGTAAATTTCCTTGTTTATCAGTAAATTTTGAAAAATCTACATCTTTTTCTTTTGATGTTGAAGTAAAGGATCTTGTAGAATTAGCTAAACCACCATCTGCCATTTTTTTTCTGCTTTTTTCAGCTTCAGATAAAGCAATAGCAATTGCTTGTTTAGGATTTTTTACTTTTTTTGAAGATTGACCAATATTCAATTCTCCTTTTTTAAATTCTCTCATTACTTTACCAATTTTTTTCTGTGGTTTTGTCATTTTCATAATCATATTTATACTACTTTTTTGTTTTTTAACAATAATTATTGTATTTTCTTATTCATATTAGAAAACTGTTGTTTTGCAATAGAAGTTGCAGCTCTTAATTCAGCTAAATCTTCATTTTGTTGTAGTTTTTCTTGTGAATTAATTTGATTCATCATAGCTCTCATCCTATCTAAATTAATTCTATCTTGGCCCTCTTGTTTTTTTCTAAAGTTTTCTTGAGCTTGTAGGTCAAGTTCTCTAGATTTTAATGCAGCAATAGGATCATTATCAAATTGAGATGTAATTTTTCTCTCTTCTTTCATAAACTCATCCATCATCTCAGCAATTAAGATTGCTTTTCTAGATTCTAATTTCATTTGAAACTCTTGAACCTGTGCTTGAACTGCTGGATCTTGAACAGCTTGAGAATTTTGAGATAATATTTGTATCTGTTGTAACTCTTGTGCAAATTCTAATTCAACTTGTTCTAAACCCATTAAAGAAATATGTTCAAAAATATTTTTTTCTAACGATCCCATTATTACTGGATTATTTTTTGCAATATTAGTTGACATAAAATTTAAATGTGCAGTGATATGTGCTCTATGATCTTGACCTCTGAATGCTTGAAAAATTTGTCCACCTAAAGCATCAATGTGCTCTAGTGCTGGATCTTTAGGCATTGGTCTTACAGGTTGAATTAAAATTTTATCAATATCTTTTACACCTAATGCTTCATACATCTTTCTATAAATTTCATAGAGATTATGTATTTGAGGATTAGATTGAGCAAGTTGTAATTCAGTTTGTGCTAAACTAATTCTTTGTGTTTGTGAAAATATATTTGGATCTGCAACAGGAACAATATCTATCCTGTCATCAAAATCAACTTGCTTGATATTTTTTTGTCCACCTACAACATCGTAGGGATATTCTTCTGGTAAATATAATTTAAATACTCTTGATAATAATTTAAATTCTAATTTTAAAGAAGCATATATTCTTTTATGTATAGCAGACATTGTTCTACTACCTCTTTCTAATAAAGCTATAGTTGTACCTACTGCTGCTTGTTGATTACCATCTCCTATTTGTATATCTGCAATAGAAGCAAATCTTTGACCCGCTTGAACTACAACTCCCATTAATGCTAATAAAGTTTGTGAAGGTTCTTTATAAGGCAGAGTCATAAATGCGTCTCTGATGTTTCCACCAGGCGCATCTACATCTCTAAACTCTCCAGGTTGAATAGATTGAGCATCATCTCTAATTCTTATACCTCGCATTTTAAATCCTGCTGGTAGATTAGATAATGTTCCTGCATCTAATAATTGTCTTAAGGCTTGTGTGGCAGTGCGTGATAAACCACCAATCATATGAATTAAACCAAAACCATAAAATCCAAGTCCTGGTAAAAATTTAAAATCAACAAAATATTCAATTTTATTTTTTTTAGAATCACCTATTTCATAATTTCTACGAATAGACAAAATTTCACGAGAGCTTTCTTCTATCGTCACAATATAAGGAAGTTTTATTCCAGTTGTTTCACCGTTGGGATCACGATCTTCAAAGCCCTCAAGATCTAAATTTACATGACACTCTATTAATGTAAAGATATCTTCGTAACCTGATTTATTTATTCCTTGAAGTTGTCTCTCTTTTGATTTTATATTAGAAGTTTCTGTAGTAGAATCATCGCTTGGTAATAAATCTAAATCTCTATAAAAACCTGCAACTTGTTGTTTTCTTAATTCATTCCCTGAAATTTTTATAACATGCATAATTGCTTCAGCATCATCTAAAGATGTTGCTGAGTATGGAACAACTAAATCTTCTGCAGGTACAAATTTTGAAACAGCTCTTCCAAGTAAATCATCATAATAAACTTTTTTAAATGTAGAACCTGATAATGGTAAATAAAATAACATTTGATCAAATTCTGGTTCATATTCTTTCATCACATCCATAATTTGATAATTCATAAAATCTCTAACACGTATAGCTTGATCTTCTTTTTCTCTAGAAGAATTTCCTATTATTTGAGTTCTAACTGGACCATCAGGTGGTAATAATTCTTTATAAGCTAATGCTTGAAATTGTGTGACTGCTTCTGCAAGGACTGGATGCGTGGCACTTGATGCGCCTTGAAAAGGTTCTGTTCGTTGTTCGTATTTAAATCCTAGTAAATCTAAACCTTGTGTATAAGCTTGTTCCCAATCTTGTCGTGAATTTTTATAATCTTGAAAATTTTGATAAAGTTCTGAACCTAAAGGTCCTAAAACATTATCTGGTAATAATTCTGCTAAATTATCAAAATGATTTTGACTTTCACCCTGACTAAAGGCTCCTGGTTGAAAATTAATTTCAACACCACCATCTGCTGTTGGAGTAATTTCAGTATTATCTATACTTGGAATAGATTCTTGAAGTTCTACAATTTCTTCGGTTGCAGCTTCCGGATTTTCTATTTCAATTTTATTTATAACTTCGTTTGGTAATGACTTTTCTATTTCTGCCATGTGTTATTTTCTCCGGTTTTATTGTTGTAACAATATTATATGTAATGTTCAAGCCTTGTGGATTAGGACCTGATTTAGGTGGCACAGTCCTTGTTAATTTTTTTAAAAAATCTTTATCTTCGTAACTAATTTTTTTCTCAATCATTTTAATAATAAACTTTGTTTACTCTTGGAAGAACCTCATCTTTATAATCTTCTGGGTGAAAAATCAATCCACCTTGTCTAAATCTCATCAATGCTTGTGTGGTGGAATCCACTAAGTCATCGTTATCTCCATGTGGAAATGCAGCACACTCTTCAATAACTTCTTGTGCAAACTCTTTACTTTTAGGTGCCCATATCTGACCAGATTCAAATAGAGGTGCAACAGAATTAATTCTGCTATGTTTATCATTACCTTTAGATGGAGTATAATTTATAACAGGTATACCCATTTTTCTAAGTTCATAAGTTAATGGAAGTCCTGATGCTTTAGCTTCAATTAAAACAGTTTCTGGTTTCCAATACATATATTGTTCGTGAGCCAGGCGTCTTAGTTCAGGAAACTCTACACGTTTTTTTATTGCATCAAGTAATATTAAATTTGGACCAGAGTCTTGATTTGGATGAAATACACCCCATGTAGTAATCGCAGAATAATCTGCAGTTTCCTTTTTTAAAAATGCAGTATCATAAGATTGAATAATGTGTTCAATGGGTGGTATATAATCTTCTTGCCAATCTTTCCACCATTCTCGTTTTATTAAAGCTCCCTCCTCTGCTGTTGGGTTTTGCATATACTGTGCATTCCATTTAGCAACACCTGCTGATGCTTTAACTGCTAGTAAATCTTCTAAATTCCAATATTCTGGCCACACTGCATTACCTGAAGGTAAGATCGCTGGAAACTCAACAATCTCCCATTTATCTGCTTTCTCTTCTGATGCTTGAGCCTTGATTAATTGTGCTGTTAAATCTTTTGTGTTCCACCTTGTCATAACTAAAACAATTCGTCCACCAGGTTGTAATCGTTGACGAGGTCCTGCTTGATACCACTCGTACGCTTTTTCAAATGCCATTTGTGAATTAGCATCTTGTTCGGAATGAGGATCATCAATAATGAGCAAATCAGCACCTCTACCGGTTACCGCACCCTGAACACCGACTGCAAAGTACTCACCTCCTTTATTAGTTTCCCAACGGCCTGCAGCTTTTGAATCTTCTTGTAATCTTGTATTAAATATTTCTCTATACTCTTCAGAGTCAATTAAGTTTTTTGTTTTACGACCAAAACGAACTGCAAGCTCTGCAGTGTGTGTTGCTTGTATAATTTTTAATTTAGGGTCATTACCAATCATCCAGGCTGGTAAAAAATAAGAAGCAAATTCAGATTTAGTATGCCGAGGTGGCATATTAATAATTAATCTTCTTAGTTCACCAGTTTTTAATCTATTAAATTTATCTGCAATAGTTTTATGATGAGAGCCTTCAATAAAATCTGGCCAAATATATTTTACAAAAGTTAAAAAATCAGAACGTATTTCTTTATTTTTTATTTTATGAATTTTGTTTAAAACATCTATCTTCCATTTTTTTCTTACATTAGGATCAGTAATATTATTAATTTTTTTTAAAATATCTTTATTAAGCATAATGTTAATTATGGTACCTAAATTATTTTTAACACCTCCGGAGGTATAAATCCATAGGTAATTTGACAATGCCTAGGGTCCCCTTTTGATGATAACTTAAAATGATTTTAACAGCTATGACTATGCAAATCACACATTATACTGTATGTCTGGGACCCCTTTGTTTTGTTTTACCTTCTCCCCCCTCTTTTAAATAAAAGTAATTTAGAAACCTATTGGGACCTCTACGATAAGGGTGGGTCCCGCCCACATGTATATATAACCTTGGGTGGGCCCCGCCCACAGGTATTTAATAGTGATAAAAA